TTGTGTAGCGCCACTTGCGTTTGATGGTGTGGTATGTGTAAACGTAGTACTATCAATAATAATTTTATAATCAGTATTGAAGGCAACCGTATTGATGTTTACAAAACCAAATGGATTATAAGAAGGGCTAGAGGTGGATCCTTGTGCTACTACTTTAGTCCGATTAAGAACAAAGATATAATCATTAATTTGAAGAGTTTCAAGATCTTCAAACGACGTGTGAACAGCATACGCAGTTGATTCCGCAGCAACCGCATTAACTGTTTGTTGGATACCAGTAGTTGCGTCCCAAACTTTAAGAGCACCTGCCTTACTGAATTGAAAAATATACTTCTCGTTGTTATCACGAAAGATATGAAACCAAGTACCATCATCAACAGCATTAGCTATTTTACCAATACCCTTAAGGCCAGGTCTCTTAATCAATCCAGTAGCAGCATCTGGATAATAGTTATCGCAGATGCGTAGCTGCCCATTATACTTGTTCGTATCTGGTTGTTGAGAAACCCCACCAATCAAGTTTCCAATTTTCTGAGAGATGGCTGCCATTATCGTGCGATAGTACGGAACGGGGTATAAGAGATGTAGAAGTTTTGACCAGTCTCAACACCGAAGATATTTACTTCAGATGTGCCTGTGTCATAAGCAAGGCAGTTGGCCCTTAGGATACCTTCATCTTGTTGGTTGAACTGGAACATCTCCTTGGATCCTACCACACTACCAGCAAAGACACGGGAAGCGCGTTGGGTGATGTAGTCTTGAAAGACCTGGGGAAGATCCTCAAAATTAAACAACCATACGACATCACACAGGACTGGATCAACACCTGGGAATTCGTAGGTATGGAATACCTTATCGTAGAGTTTGCCGTTTCTTAATACGGTCTGGTATTGTTGGGAATTAGAAGTCTTGTTATCCGAAAGTTGTAGTACATTCTCAGGAACTACAATCTCATTGTTGGCATCAGGAGTAAAAGGATAGTTAACTTCTGTATTGAAATTCCATCCTTCTCCTTGAACCTCTCGGTTAACAGAATCAAGAATTGAAAGTGCCGTGGCAATCTCTGGGTTAGCAGTGTCGAGCGACACCACTGGTGCCTGCCCGATGCCCGTCAACATTTGGTTGATAGCTTGAAGTTGGGTTGTCATTGTTCGGACAGGTAATTAAAAGAAAAGGGGCCAACCTTTAATAGGCCAACCCCTTATTAAATCCTAATTTAAACCAAATTAGGAGTTAGACGTTACGGAAGGCACCGGCAACGCCGACGCGCACGGCACCGCAACCATAGGCCAGACGGCCCACGATCACATCGCCTTGGTAGATCACCTTTGTATCGGCGCCTGTGGTTTGCACGGAGGGGCCAATGGCCTCAACAACGCCAGCAGCATCACGGTGGAAGATCAAGCCGCAGCTGTTGGTGAAGTCGGTAGCAATACCATAGGTGTTGTTCTCACCGGTCACGGCAGCAGCATCAATAGCAGCGCCAGAAGCCGAACCATACTTCCCAAGGAAAGGAATGTTGTTGGACTTCTTGATCTTGATACCAGCAATCTCGAACAGGCCATCGCCAGTGTTCATCGAACCCTGGGTGTTGCCATACTCACGATAGAGGATGTTGGTGTCAACCTGAGAGATCAGGGCATAGTACTGACGGGGGGACAGCACAGCGACGCGACCGTCCTTAGGGGCAGCCACTTCGTCAAGACGGGCAGCAGCTTCAAAGAAGCCGTCCACAAGGGCCTGAGCATCATACTCTTTGTTGGCGCCCAGGTTGATTTGGAAACCACCAGGCTCGCCGGTCACAGCAGCCGAAGCAGAGGAGGCTTTGTCCAGAACGCGGAAGATACGGCGATCATAGAATTCAGCCAGGCTTTGACCGATCTGACGGGCAATAGGACCACGAATGTCATACTGGCTCATGATCTCGTCAAGGTTATCGACGAAAGCAGATGCTACCAGCAGGTCATCCAAGTTGATGGTGGTCTCAGCTGCCGGGGGGTTGCCCGAACCGAGGATGGCCACACCAGGAGTGCGATAGCCAGCCGAGATACGACCGGTGTGGATGAATTGGGCCTGTTTGCCACCACGGAGGGTCCGGTTCATGACCAGATCCTTAGCGATGGTGCTGTTACGGAAAGCCTCGTAGACTTCGCCAGTGAACAGCTTGAGGAAGAGGTTAGTACGTTGGGCGTAAGTGGGCGATTGGCCGCCCGCCTTATTGGCTTCGCCCAGATAAGTTACTGAAGCAGTCATTGTTTTTGGGAATGAAAAAAGTTAATCAGTTCCCTTCTAGAAGGAGTTGTTGCGCAAATAATATTCAGTTGTTAAGCAATATGTGTGTTGTATTGGGTGTCCACCGCAGCGGGCCAATACTCCAACCGGTTGGTTTTTTAGCGAGGTATCCTTCCTCAATAGAAAAGGGGGTCCGACTCTGAGGTGCCCCCAAATCCAGCATTAGATTGTCTGCTTTTCCTACATTAGGTCGCCAGAAGCGGCGAGCTTCTGTTCGATGTCATACCGATAAGCAGGGTCGTTACGGTAGCGTGGATCGCTGATAGCGTTAGCCAACTCCGCATTAGAACGGAACCCCTTGACGGTGCTCTTAGGCGCACGACCAGAGATCTGTTGCCCCTCAAACCCAACCGAATCCTTGTACCGTTGATTCAATGCTTGAACGGCAAAGAAAATAGCATCCTTGTTACCACTGTTAACAACATTGTCATAAGCAGCAACTTCCTCTGGCTTGAGATTATCGGCAGCCCAGGCAAGAGTATCATTGTAAGCATCCTGTCCACCCACAGAATCAACAATAGTCTTGGCAGCATCATCCGAAAGGGGTTGTGCTTTGGCTACTGGATTGTTCTTTTGGTATTCTTGATAAGCTTCTACCAACTCTTTGGCTGATAGTTCTGAAAGCTTTTCAACTGTTTCAGGCTTCAGTTGATTATCATTTGAGTAGTACTCATCGGATGCTTCCTTGAGTAGATTTACTCGTTGAGTAATCAACGCCTTAGTTTCAGTTTCCTCATCTTCTGTTTGGGCAGAGTCGGGGGCAGAGTCATCAGGGACAGAGTCATCAGCTACTTCTTCCTCTTTTGTGCCTAGCTTCTTCTGAAGTTCTAGGTAAGCCTTTTCAAGATCTACTGCTGATTTAAACTTACCAGCATATTGAGAATGATCATTGGCTTCAAGTTCACTCCGACGATACTGTTCAAGCGCATCGGCCTCTTGCTTGTCAATCAGATTACTGCCTGTTTCCAGAACACGCAACTCCTCGGCTTCCCGAGCAGCTGTAACATCTGGATCAGTTGCATCAAAAACAATTTCAGACATTTGGTTTAGTGGATAACAATGGAAACTTTACCAACACCTGGCGATGAAACTTTTACATCACCATACTTAAACTGCTCTTTAGGAGTAATTACAGTAGGTTTTTCAATCACTTCCTCATTGTTGTTGAGGTGGCTGTTGTTGGGCTTGGAAGCCTGAGGCTTGCGCGGAATTGACGACATTTTGGAGTGCTTCGATAGAGCCAGGGTTTTTGTCAGGATCCATCATGGGGGCCTTAGCAAGTTGCCCTGCTTGTCCCATGAGGGTACTGGTCATATTCATTTGTTGAAGTTGCTGCTTATCTTGCTGACGCTGATCGGCAGTCTTGACCAGTTTGAGGGTGTCGATACCTTGAGCAGCAGCAAGACGCTTGACTGCTTCTTCGGGGTCAATGTATTGGGCCATTGCTTCGGGACCAAGGGCTTGAGAGATTGTTTGAAGGAACATCATGAGAGACTCACGGTCCTGTCCACGACCAATGCCCTCAAGGCCAGCAATGATGGTTGGGAATACTATTCCCTTTGGAAGTTGAGGTAGTTCTTTCGAACGTTGGAGGGTGAAGAGTTTCCGTTGGAGGTACGGGCGAACCAGCTCAGTGGCTAGGTTACCATAGATTCCTCCAAGCTGCTCGTTAAGTTCCTGCTGGGTAGCACGAATCTCTTCGGCAGTTGTGCGTTCGCTCTGACGGACAGTCATGATGAGGAATGCCTCAGACAACCGTTGAGTTAGCGACTGGATCATCTGGTAAGCAGAGGAGAAGTCCGCCTGCTTGCTCACTTGAACCGCAGTCACATCTTCGGCCCTGCCTTGGATGATGGCTCCATTGCCAGCCTTAGCCAGTGTGCTGGGCTTCACCGTAGCGGCAGGACTCACAAGGAACACAACCTTAGCGGCAGCGGCAGAACCCTCCACCATGGCTTGCATGAGGCCCTCAAGGGACCGCAAGTCACCAAGGAACTCTTCAATACGTCCCCGTCCATAGTCTTCCCCATCAACCACATTAAAGCGGAGGGGAAGCCAGGGGGTGGTATTCTTAGGCGCCTTACCAAAAGAGTCAGGAAGAATCTTCCCATCTACTTCTTGACGCCACCGCCATTGTCCATCCTTGAGCTTGGCCCAAGTGTAAACAGCAGCTTCATTTTCACCAACAGTAACATCAGTACTTGGAGCACTGGTATTGTCCGATACGTCGTTTACATTCCGTGCTTGTTCCGCTTGGAATTCAGCAGGAAGGAATTGACGATCAATAGATTCAACAGTAACGATCTCGGTAGGATTACCCTCTCCATCACGGACGACCACAAAACGGTCAAGAGGATAAAGTTTAATACCACCAGAACCCATGTAAACCAGGGCATTCCCTGTTACAATCACGTGCTTCATTGCTTGGTGGAGGATAACTCGATCCTGTGACTCAGCAATGTTTTGCATGACCACCCGTTCCATCTTGGAAAGAGATAGGTCAATCTCTGATTTAACAGCAGCACTTAGATTTGGATCCAAGCTGAGTTTACCATCATTAATCTGAAGCTTGAAGAAAGTTGCGTTCACAGGGAACAAACTTAGCATCAGCTTAGATGCCATGACGTTAACGCCTTTAGCGCCCATGGATTGCCATGGAGTCGGCAACTTCTGTCCATTCACTACCCCCGTAGGAGTAAGGAGATAAGGAAGAGACAAAGCAGCACATTCCCTAGCAGAATCGAGAAAGATCGTTCTGTCGCTTGCCAACCTTGCGTAACGACTTGCGGCAGATTGATTTTCCATTACCGTCCACCGATACTAAGGTTAGCCATTGATGTATTAGAGGAAGCGGAAGTAGCACCACCCGTCCCAAGAGGAATAGTTAGTCCAGCAGGACCTCTGCTTGCTTGACGTAATGTTTCACGACTAGAAAGAGCCTTAACAGCTGTGGGTTGTTTGCCCTGAATTGCCGATTCAGGAGGCGGCGGGATTGGCTCCGGTGGAGCTGGCATTTTAGGAGATAGACACATGATTAAGGATTGCGTTTTGATTTAAGGTATCGAATAATTTCAATAGCCCCAGCCATCCGTCCAGCTTGCCATGCGTTCATTTCATGGTCTGGATAGTTGTCTGGGTACATAGTATCTAGTTCTTCGATAAGGCGGTCAAGATCAATTCTTCCCCCAACAAGACTTGTAAGGGGAATGGTTTCGGTGTCAAAGTAGGCGTCAGCCATATTGTGGAAAATTAATAATAAAAAGACTTACGCATCGTAAAATCTTTCTAAATAGCTTACTGCTTTTTTAACGGATTCAAGTGAATCACCTAGTTTTCCAATACCAGTGTTACAGTCATGGCAAAGAATACCACGAATTTTTCCGGTTTCATGGCAGTGATCTACATGAAAAGTTCCACGACCTTTTGGAGTGGGTGACATACATATAGCGCAACAATGATTTTGTAGCCGTAACATCTCATCAAACTGTTCGGCTGTAATGCCAAATTTTGATTTAAGATGAGTACTTCTTTTAGATTTTGGATTGTTTTGTTGCCATTGAAGTGCTTTTTTATTTCGACATTGACGGCAAGCAGAATTAAGCCCATCCACATTGCGACGTTCTGGATGAAAAAATTCTTTACCAAAAAATTGATAGCAACATGAACAGGCTTTAATCATTATTATCCGTATTGTGGAAGATCAGTGTTTGCTGCCTCAAAAAAGGCGGGCATCCGAGCACGTTTTGTATCGGATAGGCCAGGGGCCTTTCCTTTTTCGTAAAGGGAATCTGATTGAGACAACCAGAAATCTTTGTCTAGGTACTTGTTAGTTGAGGATTTCAGTCCATCAACTACCCATCCAACTGTTGCCCGCCTAAGTCGATTGAGGCTTGGTGTGGACTTAAGGCCCAGTTCGGAGCAGACCATACTATGCGTGGCGACGTGAGTTCTCTCATCACGACTGATGTCTGCTGCGGTGGTACGAATTCCGATGTCTCCATTGAATCGGAAGAAGGGAAGGATGACGAAGAAGACACTGCGTTCAAGGATAGCGGCTTTAAGAAGGGGATGTTCTGGGGCATCTAGCCACGCCTTAAGAATGTGCTTTGCTTCTGATTCAAACTTTTCATCTGAACCATGAGCAGCTACCACATAGTTGAGTGCTTGATCATGCCTTTCTTCATCCAGTTGATTAGAGAGGAGGGCTTCCCGAACACCAGGGGTATTAGGTAGTTCCTTCTCAAGTCCCTGTTGTAGGAACTCACGGACTGGTAGTTCTAGGTGACGGAGCCCGAGGGCCCGAAACAGTGCGTCTTCAGATCCATCAACTAGCTTCCCCCGTTGAACAGCAACAGGGGTCCACTTTCGCTTTGTACTTATTACTTGTAGGTACGGACTAGAATGTTTCATTATTCACCACAGGGAATACAAATGTTATCATTGGTTGGTTCAGAAACAGACTCGTCAAAATTAAACAACTCATGATAATCAGAATCAAGAGCAGCAAGGGCATCATCCTTTGCTTGTGAATCAGGCATTACCTGGAGGGCATAGTAAAGGGAAGTCTGGGAAGATGCCATCCAGTCCCTTAGGAAGGCACGGTCATAGGTAACCATGTCGGACCAGCTATTAAAGGAGTATCCGTGAAATAGCATTGTCGAGCGGAACAGTGTCACCACCCCATCAACTACTCGTTTGTAATCAGCCCAACCTACCTCTGCCGCAATCTCGCAATCAGGCGGGTACGAGTACGATTGTACTCCAAACGTCCCTGAATCGCGGTCAACGTGGCGGCTAATAGGAGGAGCCAACTCAGGGGTGGTAGTGTACCCCCGAAGATCAACGTTGTTGTAACTACAAGAAGCGGTAGGAGCAATGGCAAAGGCCCGATGCATACCTGCTTGCCGTGCGATTTGAGCAGCAATCTCAATTGATTTAGCCAGTTCAGAAACGAGGATGTACGCAGGCGTATGTATTGGCTGGTGTGCGATGTACGCATCAAGGGCTTCTCCGAATTCTTTGTAGGTTACGCCGTTCTGGGCGAGGAAATTGGCCAAACCAAGGACCCCAAGACCAACCTGACGGTCAACCTCAGGGGCTAGGTATTCACCTGTTTCTCCTACGCCTGTCTTAGCATGTAGGGCAACAAGACTGCTCATCCCTTCAACAAACGCAGGAGTTAGATCACCTAGTTGACAAGCACCCAGATTAATGTGCTGAAGTAGACAAGTCCCACGACTAGGAAGATAAACTTCGAGGCAGACATTTCCATAGATTCTATTTCCTTCCGCGTCATGGCGGATCTTATTAAGCCATATGTCACCCTTCTTAATACCATCAAGGGTAGCTTCAATCAGCTCAGGCGAGGCACTGGTTAGGAATCCAGCATCCACGTTAAGGCATCGTTTGACCCATGCCAGATCTGACCGAGAGGCTTGGATAAACTTGATAGCATCAGGGTGGGTATAATCAAGGTGGCACACAACAGCACCATTCTTGTAGACACCACCACGACGAAGGGTTTCATTTAGAGAAGAGTAAATACGAGCAAAAGAAACAGGACCAGAGGCAGTAAGCCCTCTACCGTTGTCAGCACCTTCCTCACGGATCTTAGAAAGGTGAACAGCAACTCCAGCCCCATTTCGTAGGGCGTGAGATACAAAGCGCCAGCTGGCCTCAATGCCTTCTTTACCCTCCATCGAATCCTCAACAACGAACACCGTACAAGAAACGGGAAGGCGCGATTCAGGGTCATCAATCCAGTTTTGAACACGACCAGTGCGGGCAATGGTGTTGGGGGTGTCCCCGAGGTCAGCGAAAGCGGTCATACTAAGTCGTCAAGAAATGGTGGTTTGTAGTCAGGCCCCTTAAGAATCTTACCATCTTCGCGGCGGAGGGGCTTCCCGTCAACGAACTTGCTCATGTTGGATTCGAATACCCGCTTCATAGCGGTGTCTAAATTCCAATTACGAGCAATGGCATATTGGTAGCAGACAAAGACAAGATCTGCTAACTCCTTTAGGGTGTGTATCCTATCGGCTACAGTATCTTCATTAAGATGAGCCTCAACAAGTTCATCAAACTCTTCCCTAATCAGAGAGAGTTGCATGTCTTGAACGATCTCATCATTCGGATCAATGGATTGTTCAGCAGCTAATCGAAAAACGAAAGCCTGCTCAATAAGATATTCAGGTGTTTTCATCACTCAGTGCTTTGATTTTGCGGTTAACATAGGCTCTAATCTTGAGCCAATCGTCGAGTTCAGTCTCCTGATCCTTGTAGCCAGCACGGCAGATATACTTAATGATATTGCCAGCCAGAAAATCCAGCTGCTGATCCACAATAAAATCCCAAACTTGGATACTACCACGTTGGTAATGCTTAGGGTTGTACTTGGTCGTCATCCTTTCTAAAGAACTCACGATAGGCTGGGTTTCGTTGGATTGATTTGATTTGTTGGTTCCGTAAAAATCGTCCCACTGGTCCCGGTCGTAGAGATTGTTTGTCATACCATATTCGGATTCTAAAAACTCCTTGATAGAGCCATAATTGGATACGGACTCCTGCCGCTTGAAGGAATAGATCGACATATCGGATCAGGTTTGAATCCAAAGCATAGACTACCAGCAGTATCAGGCTGATGTCAAGACCTATGAGGATAGGGGTGGGGTCCATAGGATGGGTTCCTTCGTTGTTGAGTTGTACTCTCCAGGCCGAAGGATCCGTGCCAAGCGAGTGTTGCGGAGGGCGTCCTCCTCAGTCTGACCAGCCTTGATATAAGCTTCAAGGATAGCTTCCCAAGGATCTTCTGCCTTTTCTAGGATCTTTTTAGCTCCAACAGCACCGATACCAGGAACTCCTTTGTATCCGTCAACTGGATCACCAGTAAGACATTGGGTCCAGAACCAATAGTCAGCCTCCTCTGGGGTTACGTTGAACTCATCTGTGCCATTGAATAGGCGACAGGAGATCTGTTTCATGTCCTTATCTGGTGAGACAAGAACAAAGTCACGAGGATCAAGGTGGCACTCCAAACCAAGAGCGTCATCAGCTTCTATGTTTTTGTAACGAACAACTTTGTAGTGTTTGGAACACCAATCCAGCAGCCGTTTGTAACCGACAGGCTTTCGTTTGGTGCGCTTACCCTTGTAGTCAGGACAGACAAGCTTACGAAAGTTCTTGCTGTCGGAGAAGTAGAGGGTAACGTTGTTGGTGTCGAACCGTGATCGGAGGTTGTTGAGTTCCCCTTCAAAGATGTCGAGGACAACTCGGAAATTACTGGCAATCGTAATGAGGTCATCTCCCCACTCAAGTTCAGTTTCAGCCGATTGACAAGCGCGGTAAGCAAAAAAATCCGCATCACACCTCAGCTCTAGTTTGTTTAAGGATCGCTTGGGTTGTTTGTTTGGCATGTTGCAAGTAGTGGACAGCAGCAGATAATTTATCAATATTGTCGCTAAAGAATCCTAAACCTCGATTGCAATTTGTACATAACAATCCTCGGACTTGATTGTCGTTATGATCGTGGTCAACATGAGCTTTCTGGCCATGACCAGAAAATACTGTAGTTTTACAAATAAAGCATTGTTGGTTTTGGCTGGCAAGAAGTACGTTGTATTCTGATTCGGAAATGTTGTAAAGACTTTTTAATGACTTTTTTCTCCAGTAACCAGACACTTGCCTTTTAGCATCTATCTCTTTACGACACTCTTTGCATTGTGTTTGCCTTCCATCAGGGCGTTTTTTGTGTAAATGAAATTCATCAATAGACCTAATTACATTACATTTATTACATAATTTAGTGCACCTCCGCCCAGTTGTTTCCATCTTTAGCTTCTGAATTTAAAGGTACTTTGAGTTTGTAGTAATGTCCAGCATCTTGTATGCTCCATTCAAGAATACTTTTTACAGTATTAACATGAGTAGGAACAACAGCAAGATTCCACTCGTCGTGAATGTAAGAAAGCCATTGATAGTCAACTTCATATTGAAGACCTGCTTCAGTAATCATGTTGTTAGTAATGACCCCCCACCGTTTCGTTACGATTGCTCCAGCAGATTGAAGCAGGTAGTTTAATGCGGCGTGTTTCTTACCTTGAAGACGAATTGGACGACCATCAAGACCCCTAAGGATGTCAGTCTCTGCTTTCTTTTGGACAGCAGTCAGCAACCCATCAAGGCCAGGAATAGCAGCAAGAAACTTCTGTCTGATTTCCTTACCAAGAACGGTTGCTTTCCGATCATCCAATGATTTATCCAAAGAATATCCGATCTTTTTATCAGATGCCCCGTAGATAAACGCATACGTCAGGGTTTTAACGTCCTTGCGAGAGCAGCCAACCCGATCAGCATTCTGTTGATGTATGTCGCCATTGACAACAACGTCAGCAAAAGCCCCTCGATCAAAATGACTAAGGTAATGACCAAGCATGCGAAGCTCCAACCCAGAAGCATCAGCACCGACCTGGCGAAAACCTTTGCCCGGCAGAAAAAGCGAACGGCACCTAGGGTCACTGCTTGTTTGTCCAAGGTTTGGGCGTGAATGTGCATTTCGACCTGTGTTAGTAGCGAGTTGGCAAGTGTGGTGGATGCGACCCTTTTGGGTAACCATCTTAAGCCACGCATTCGTTCCATCCGATAATTGTCCAAGGGCTTTTTGTAAGTCAAGGATGCGAGCAAAGATCAGAGATTCCTCCGTATCAATACCCATCAATACTCCTTCATCAATCTTTGGCCTACCCGTATCGGTAAAGACATCTGGTTTCCACCCCCTCCAGGTCATGAAGGCCCAGCCGATGTGATCACGCGAGGTAGGATTAAATTCCTTTAGCTTGGTGAATGGGGCATCTTTGATGTAGCCACGGGTAGAGTTGGGACGCTTGGGCGTCATTTCCCCACCATCAACATAAGGGAAGACTTCCCGCATCTTGTCTGCTAGTTGATCCATCTCTGTTCTGAGAGTGGCTTCTAACTTCTGAGCAGCAGTTACATCAAAAGGCCAACCAGATGTCTCTTGCTTAGCCATGATGGCAGCAACATCATGCTCCAATCGGATGGAGTCCTGGAACTTAGTAAGCCGTTCATGATCAGCCATAAGGTCAAAGACACTATGACAAACGT